GCTAGCTTAGCGGTTAATTCAGCGGTGGATCTTTTCGCCTGCTCTTTGGTTTCTTCTATTGCTGCCGACATTTCAGTGGCTGTTCCTTGACGAGCATTCTCTAACTGAGAGACATCCCACTCTGTCCAGTATTCCGCCCACTCACCTTCCACGTCCATGAGCCTCATATTGTATCCTGCGGTTGTTTTATCAAACTCCGCCCCTTCCCTCATCATCTTAGCCTGCTTCCGCTTTATCTTAGCCTGCCCTCTTGCTGACTCCTTCATCGCTCTCGCTTGGGCTTTAGCTGCTTTGCTAGATTTAGACATACCGAAAGCACTTAAAGCAAGTCCGGCACCAGCTATCGCTGTTCCCCACACCCTAGGGTATAGGAAACTCGGCATAAGGATATTTAATATATTAAGTGGGCGAAACATCTAATCTCATTGTATAGTTTATTAACTCATAGCCTAATTTATTCATAGACTCAAGAGCGGCTTTGTTGTCATGCTCTACATTGCCATAGAGATACTTAATACCTCGCTCCTTTAAAATACTAATCCCAAGGTTCCTCATAGCCGAAACAACTCCTTTTCTGCGGTAGTTGGGAAGAACATAAGCTCCGTAGCAAAACGCCGAAGGCTGTGCATACGCTTCTTGATCTTCTGGAATCACCCAGAATAGAACACCTATGTTGTTTTCATGCCCCCACTGAGCCACGATTATAGGGTCTTTTCTCTCTACCGCTGGCAAGAATACAGTGTCCGCCATATACTGTGCTAGCTCTAAATCATCTTTTAGAATACTATTGTTTGCCTCTTTTAAGTGTAACGCAAAGCAAGAGACCATTTCAGTCTCTTCTTGGTAGGTTGCTCTTTTTATTATTAACTCGCTCATCGTGATTGGTTGATCTCTGGCATTAAAGATACCACTGTTAATGGGTATGGCAAGTCTTGAACAATATAAAGATCAGACTTTCTATCCCAACCTGAGCGAAACTCTACTCTGCGATCACCAGAAATGAGCGGAGGACCTTGATCCATTCTTCGTGTTGTCCGTGAAAATTCTTCTATGTCGAGCTCATCTAATGAGACTCCATACTTGAAGCCTAATGAATTTCTCACTCTGACGGTCAATGCGTGGGTCATACGACGCTTTCCTTGATTCGTGCCTGCAATCCCCTCCGTATTGATTTCTAATGGCCGTATGATGCCTCTATACTTCCATCCTACGTGGACGTAATCACTCGCAGCATCTTGGAGAGTGAAACTATTACCGCTGACCGCTACGTCAGGCTGGACAGCGCCATCTGCAACAACCGAAACAGTTTTTCCATTGAATCGTGCAAGGCTGGCGTCAGTGACCACCGTAGTAGGAGTTCCCCCCAGATCAATGGTAGTGCAAGAATCAAGATATACCATAGATTCCTTATCCTGAGGATGCGACGGCTTAAACGGAGAAGACAACCTTTCAATCGTCTTCTGGTCACCTCTCTGAACAAGTATATATAGCCAGTCTTCTTTCTTATCTATTGATGGGAGTGAAATCACGGATTCTACATACCCTACTTCTTCCAACCAGTCATCTGACGCTAAAGTAGGAATCCCTGTGCTTTGAAATACAGTGTAAGCATCGTTAGTCGGTGCTCCATATAATGTAAAGTCTGTCGTGTTCGCTCGGATTCTATACCACGCACCGTTAGTTAAGGTGTCGCCTGCTTCTAAGGTCTTACCTCCTAGAGCGTGCTGTGTCCATGCGTAGACTTCTTGTTGCTTCTCGTATGTCAAACAAGCTAGGCGCCCGTCCTGTCTAGCTACCCATAGAGTAGAAACAGGCTCTTGCTTATATGCAAAATCTACCGCTTCTTTCCCGTCGATCTCGAATAAGTGATCCGCTAGAACAGTAGTATCCTGAGCCTCATATCCGTTAACTCGAATATTGAACCCTACTTGATTCACTCGCTTCCCTGAGCGTTGAATATATAAAAGATCCGTCCCAATAAGTATTGGGGGAATAATTGTCCCTTTTGATTCCTCTGGGGTTACCCGTAAATTAGTCGGGGTGATCGGGTCTCCATCAGAAGGGGAGCGTCCTCGCTGTAACCCTGTCTCTGTCCCTATCAGTAAGTCGTCCTTCGCGGTGATCGTTCTCACGATCGGTGTGCGGTCTGCCTTTACTTTATAAGAAATACCAGAAGTAGCAAGCACCTCAGCGTCTGGGCTGAGTGGTGCGAAGTCATCTACCTCCCCTGTGATGCTAGCAAAGACATAATCTGGGAACTCAGGAGAACCTGTTAGCATCTGCCTCTGCTGATACCCCTCTCCGTTAAATGGATAACTGGCTGACGCTGACCCATCATCTCCGAAAAAGGCGCCTAAGAACCAAATCTCGGTATTTCCGCTGTTCGCTATGTTCTCACTGCCCGGCTCTCTCGGAGGAGCACTCGAAGGCTCTACCTTAACAAAGGTTGATGTGTTCGCTGCATCATAGATTATTTTGACATTCAATGTCTGTGACCCCAAGACCAAAAGCACCCACCGCCCAACATCACGACTGATTGCTGTCCCTGCATCAAACAATGCTGCACTGGATGTCAGCTCCGCAGTGTTTACGAAATCAGTAACAGTGAGCGGCCCAGCCAACGTAGTAGCGCCAATAGGGCTATCCAAACTGTAAAGAGGCTTATAATTATTAGCAACCCCAGTATCATGTGAGATATAATACTGAGAGGAACCAAGATCAGCCAGTGCCAGAGTGTCGTATAATGTGGTGGAACCCGTCGTACCTTCATAAAAATTACCTTTAACCCAGCTTTTCTTTCCATCCGCTGCGTCTGTCATTCTGTAATATGCCTTTTCAAACAGGGAGCTAAACCCTGCTATTCTTGATCCTAACTTCCCTGCCGACGGGGCATTTCTTTGAGGAGCTAAGTCAAAAACGGCGTCTCGTATAATATAGCTAACAGGCTCAACAATCACTTGTGTGCCTGAGTTCTTTGTTATAATCGAGCCTACATACCAATCACCGCCCACTTGCCACTCCACATAGTCGCCAACATTGGCTGCTGTGAAATCACCTGCGGTTGCTGAATCAATCTGGACTCGATATACAAAAGTATCTACCGATAACTGGATGCTGTTTCGGTCGGTTGTTACATAAGGGCCATTCTCAAACTCTCGTATTGACCATGCCCATGTCGTGTCGTTCGTGCGCACAAGCTTCCTTGGCTTGTATCTCGGATGATAGAAGAACATCTCATTGCTAGACGTCTCTACGGTTATGTCCCAGATGTCGGCACCACTCCAAACATTAATTGTCTGATTGAGCTTGAGTGTCCCTGCTCTATCATAGACATTACAAAAGTTATTCCCTACTTCAATTATGTATGCTGCATCACTGGTCGGAACGAAATCAAAGAGTCGGGAAGGACTGCTAATACTTGACGCTGCCGAATTCCGAATATAGTTAAAACCACCTCTGAACTCCGCTGGTCCTTTCGGGTCTACAATAAAGTTGGTGAGCTCTTTCGCTCCATTCTTATACTGAGGGATATCTACCCGACCGTAGCCAAGTGGTGAAATCTCCCCAGAAGTGAAATTTGTCTGGATGGGATCTACTTCTGGCATTATCTAAGATTTGGGTATTTTGTCGGTATGTAGCCTGTCTCGTGAGCGTTAGTCCACTCTGTGGCGTTAATTGTCTTCTGATAGTCTTCCTTAGAATCTATACTTCTCGCTTCTGCAAATTTAATACGGTATTCGTTCTCAATACGATCATACAGGGAATTGTCCCCAGAACGAGAAAATGCTAACTCCTTAGCTAGCTGTAACGAAATTACCTCATTCAACGAGTCATCTAGCAAATCTACGCTAGTCTCGTCTTTGATATACTTAATATAAAGAACTGGCTCGTCTGCCAGTATATCCGTGCCTTCAAGCTCCCAATCGTTAATCGGGTCTCCGTTACTATCTGTAACTAACCAAAGGCGTAAACAATCGGAGGGTAATGGAAATTTCTTTGCCCACTGAAAAGCTGGGGCGTCTGTAAGAGCAGCTAATACCGCCCTCTTTCTTAATCTCTTCCAAGGGTGGGATCGTAATACCTTCCTTCGTGAGATATCATAGCGGTTCTTCAATAAGTCCGCTGTTGGTGTCCCGTCATCCAGAGACGAAATTAACCTATCACCGATTCGGTTCAAGGCATCATTGCATATGTCTATCTTAGTTCCGGGCATAAAAAGAATGGGGCGGGGTTTACCCCGCCCCTTTAAGGTTATTGAACAACGGTGATTACACCACGGAAGCCTTCGCCTACGGCTAGGGCTGCCCCACCAACGGTTGCAACGATAGCGACTTCGCTTGCTCCTAGATCTAGGTAAGCTACATCGTTCGTTCCATCGTTCATGGAGAGTGTCTGGACACCAGCAACAGCCATAGTGGTTACGTCACCAAATGCGTCTGCATCGGTCACGGCCCCGTCTGGTGTTCCTAGTCCAATCTCAAGAGTTACGGCACCTACTGTCGCTCCGTTAGGAGAAACATGAGGAGTTCCGATCGCTCTGGTTGCTTTAATTCTAGCCAGTTCGATAGTTTGACCAACAGCGACCGTAGTCGCTGCTGTGAACTCGAAAGCTACCGCACGAACTCTTCCTCGCAAATCTGCTTCGGAAAGGTAAGTGTTGTCGGAACTATCGACGGTAGTAACTTGTGTTGATTTATGATTGTAAGCCATGTCTTATTTCCCCCTATTAATCTAAGCAGTTAAGTCTCGCTACACATTCACCCTGCATACGAACCGCATCGGCTTGTAGTGCGAAGTAGATGTAAGGAATGTTCTTCTTACCAGAATCCTTCCAGATGTCTAGGCTAAGAGTCTTCGCTTGTGAGAACACAAGTCCTTGCTTTTTAGCAATGATACATTGACGAGGATCTCCCGCTGTTCCTGACCCGAGAAGTCTCTCGTAGTGACGGAAACGGAATCCCATGAATGTAGTGATGTTACCTTCAGCCAAGCTCTTACGGATCGCATAATCACTATTGATTACTTCGTCGATTCCTAGTAATTGCTCGAACTGAGACGCTCCCAACCAAACATCAAGAATTTCTTCTTGGCTGATTGCTTCTAGTCTCATCATTGTGTAACGGATTGCTTTCAGCTTATCTAGTGTAATACCAGAATTTGTTGCAACACCCCCGGGATTATAATCCACGGCAACGTCAATACCCTCAACATCACCTGCTGTTAGTGTGTAGTTACCTGCTGTTGTAATTGGGTTACTTGCTCCTTTAGAAAGCTCTCCTACTGTGATCTTACCAGATGTAGAGGTTACGAAAGTAATCGGAGTAGCACCTGCTTTACCTGCGTAAGCTGTTCCAAAAATGTTATCACGTACGATATCGTCCATCTTACGGTGCCCAGAATAACGCATTTGCGAAATAATTGGTGCCGTTGGATCGGTCAATACT